GTAAGAGATTCTCTATGTTATTCTTAGAGATTCTAAAGAAACAGCTTATGCTAAAAGGAATTATTACCGAAGAAGATTGGGATTCTTGGTATAATGATATCATCGTTGACTATCAAAGAGATAACCACTTTGTTGAATTGAAAAATCAGGATCTGATGAGAGAAAGGCTTCAGACCATGGATCAGGTTCAACAATATGTAGGTGAGTACTTCTCTAAAGAATGGGTATATAAACATGTTCTCATGCTAAATGATGATGAAATAGAAAACATGCAAAGGCAAATACAACAAACGCAACAACCAGATGATGGAGAATTATAATGAGTAATGAAGCGATAGCTAAAATGATTGATAATATTGCAAGTAAAGAATTTTCAAAAGCAGGTGATGATTTTGAAGGTTTAATCAATTCTAAATTACAAGATACTTTAGATCAAGCTAGAACTAAAATAGCTGGTCAAATTTTTGAACCTCAAGTAGGGGTTGAACCAGACGAAGAATTAGTTGCTGGTGAAGTTTCAAATGCTGATCTCGAAGCAGAAGAAGCTGCAAACGAGGTTGAAGCAGAAATTGAAGCTGCTGATGAAGTTGAATTAGATGATGAGGAAGATGAAAATGATGACGAATCAGCCGACGGAGATGACGAAACAGGAGATGGCGAAGAACCTGAAGAGACTTCCGAAGAAGATCCTCAGTAATTTAGAAAACCTCTCTGAAAAATATCTTTTATACATTATTAGTAATCAAGGTTTACTTAGATTTAGACCTTGGAACTCACAAATACAATACTTAGTTACAAATACACATAGAATACATTTAAATCAAGCATTAATAACATACGATACACTTAAAACACTCAATATACACTCTGAAAGTATACTCAATGTAGGAACTGGAGGAGGATACTTAGAATACGTTTGTAAATACTTCGATAATCCAATCAAAACGGTAGAATATTTTGATGATCCTAAACCAACAGATGGTGTAAGGGCATTCAGACTTATGCGCACCTATTTTGATGTTAATATAGATTATACAATGAATGATGTAAACAAAGATGATTTTACCATTCATAAATGTGAAGAGAAATTTGATTGGTTAATATTTTTTAGATTTTTTTATCATTCAACTTCAGAACAAAATGATATAGTTGATTACGAGAAAGTCTACAAAATATTATCTAAGTTTGAGAAATATGGTAATAACTGTATTATCTTAGGTAGGAAAGAAACACAAAGTTTTTATGATTTTAAATCGTTAAAAATGTCTAATTTTCATCACTATGGAAATATAAAAGAAATAATTAACGAGTTGAAAACAAAAATATTATAAATATATCTAATATGAAGACATTTGCCGAAGTTAGAAGGGGAGTAACCAGAAATAAATCAGCTGTTCACGGTAAACTCGTGAAAAAGATAAAGGTTGGTACTCATACTGTTGAAATACAAAAAGCTAGCGATGGCAAATTTCATGCACATATCGACGGAGATATGTTAGATAAGTATTTAACACAAGCTCAGGCAGAAAAAATGGCTAGAGCTTTTATAAAACAAGCGGAGATGTAAATGGCAAACATATACAAACCACTAACAAGCGAAATTACAAGCGGTGACTCTGCTGGTACTGGAGTAAATGTATCACTTGCTACTAACGTAAGAGCAGTAAATTCTAGTACAACAACAGCATACACTGTAGGTGTTGCAGATTCAGCAACAGCATTAGGGCAATCAGTATCAATGACATTACCACCTAATGAAATTCACTTAATAAGAAAACTTCCGGGTGATGTAGTATATGCATCAAATGCCGCTGTAAAGTTTTGTAAAATAACTAATCCGGACGGGTAAGATATGAAGTTAATAGCAGAATACGTAGAAAACAATCTTGAAGTTATTGTTGAAGCAAACGAAAAAGGCGAAAAGAAATATGCTATTGAAGGCGTATTTGCTCAGGCCGATCAAAAAAATAGAAATGGTCGCATATATCCAAAAGTGATCATGGAAAAAGCCGTCGGCAAATATGTCGATGAGCAAGTTAAAACTGGTAGAGCTGTTGGTGAATTAAATCACCCTGAAGGTCCTACAGTTAACTTAGATAAAGTTTCTCACCGCATCACCGATCTCAAATTTGAGGGAAATGATGTGGTAGGAAGAGCATCTATTCTCGACACTCCTAATGGTAAGATCGTAAAAGGTCTACTAGATGGTGGCGTTAGACTAGGTGTTTCAACTCGTGGTATGGGAAGTCTTGAAAGTAGAAATGGCGTGATGGTCGTAAAAGATGACTATATTCTAAACACAGTAGATATTGTGCAAGATCCAAGCGCACCTAATGCATTTGTTAATGGTATCATGGAAGGTGTTGACTGGGTCTGGAATAACGGCATTATCGAAGCAAGACATATTGAGAAGATGGAGACTGAAATTAAGAAAGCAAAGCGTCCTGGCCTCTATGAGGCACAAGTTCGTGAGTTTAAGAATTTCCTCTCGTTACTCAAATCGTAAATTAGGAGATTAAAATGTCCGATATAGAAAACCAAGAGACAGAACTCCACGATTCAGTTGATAACGAAGAAATCGTGAGTGAAGCTCAAGAACCTAAGGGCTCTGGTGTAGAAAAAGACAAACCAGAAGTAGGGAAGGACGCTGAGAAAGCCTCTGTTGCTGCTGCTGACAAAGCCGCTGATGCGACTAAGAAAGCACCTGCAAGAAAGGGGGACAAATCAAATTCCGAGCCTATGCAAAAATTAAAAGCTGGTTATGGCTATAAGATGGAAGATGTCGAATTAGACTTTTCTGAAGATCTTAACGCACTAGTTGAGTCCGAAGCTACTTTAAGCGATGAGTTTAAAGGAAAAGCTGCGGTGATTTTTGAGGCTGCTGTTAAATCTAAACTAACTCAAGAAATTGATCGTTTAGAAGAGCAATATCAAACTAAACTAGACGAAGAAGTACAAGCTACTAAAAACGAACTAGTTGAAAAAGTTGATAGCTACTTAAATTACGTAGTTGAAAACTGGATGAAGGAAAATCAATTAGCTATTCAGAACGGTTTACGTACTGAAATTGCTGAAGCATTCATGGGTAAATTGAAAGATTTATTCACTGAATCTTACATTGAAGTTCCAGAATCTAAAGTTGACCTAGTCGACGAGCTTGCTGAAACCGTTGAAGAGCTAGAAGGCAAACTAAACGAAGCAACCGAGTCCGCAATCGAAACTTCAAAACTTCTCGAAGGTTATCAGAGAGAAGCTGTCATTCGTGAAGCTGCTAAAGATTTAGCTGATACAGAAGTCGAGAAGTTAAAAGGCTTAGTCGAAGATGTTGATTTCGAAGACGAAGCTACTTTTGCAAATAAAGTAAAAACAATTAAAGAATCTTACTTCAAAAACAAAACTGTCGAAGCGCAAGATCTAGAAGAAGAAGTTGAAGACAGCGGTGAAGGTATCACCGAAGAAGTCTCTGACCTCATGTCTTCTTACATCCATGCAATTCGTAAAGTTAAGAAGTAATAATTTTTAACCTTCCATTAGGAGAAAACAATGCAATCATATGATCAATTGATCGAAAAGTGGAATCCAGTACTCAGTGAAGAGTCAGCTGGTTCTATTACAGATCATCATCGTAAGGCTGTTACAGCCGTGGTTCTAGAGAACCAAGAAAAAGCATTGCGTGAGCAAAGAGCTCAAGAACAAGGTTTCATTACTGAGGCTGCACCAGCTAACGCTACTAGCAGCATCGGAACATGGGATCCAGTATTGATCTCACTTGTTAGACGTGCAATGCCTAACCTTATCGCTTATGATGTTTGTGGGGTACAACCAATGACTGGTCCTACAGGCTTAATCTTTGCGATGAAATCACGCTATCAGAGCGGTTCAACTGCTTCAAGAGAAGCTCTCTTCAACGAAGCTGACACACGATTCTCTGGTGACTCTGCTGGTACTCATGACTCTGATAATGTTTCAGGTCTAGAAGGTATCTCAGATGGTGACGGAGACGGCACTATTGCTGACTCTGACATCTCTGCAGCACACGCTGCTGGCGGTATGACTACTGTAGAGGCTGAGCAATTAGGCTCTTCAGGTGCTACTGCTATTCAGCAAATGGGTTTCACCATTGAGAAGCAAACCGTTACTGCAAAATCAAGAGCACTAAGAGCTGACTACAGCTTAGAACTTGCTCAAGACCTTAAAGCTATCCACGGCCTAGACGCTGAGACAGAGCTTGCTAACATTCTTTCTACTGAAATCCTTGCTGAAATCAATAGAGAAGTTATCAGAACTCTTAACTCTCAAGCTCAACTAGGTGCTACTACTGCTAACGTCGCAATTGATGGTATATTCAATATGGCATCAGACGCTGATGGTAGATGGTCAGCTGAAAAATTCAAGGGTCTTGTAGTTCAGTTGGATCGTGAAGCTAACCAAATTGCTAAAAATACACGTAGAGGAAAAGGTAACGTAGTTATCTGTTCATCAGACGTTGCTACTGCTTTAGCTGCTTCTGGTATGCTTGACTACACACCAGCTATGAGCACAGCTCTTAACGTTGATGATACTGGCAATACTTTTGCTGGTACATTAAACGGCCGCATGAAGGTCTATATTGACCCATATGCTACTGGCGATTACGCTAACGTTGGTTTCAAAGGATCTAATCCTTATGATGCTGGCGTGTTCTACTGCCCATATGTTCCATTACAAATGGTCAGAGCAGTTGCTGAGGATACCTTCCAACCACGTATCGGGTTCAAAACTCGTTACGGAATGGTATCAAACCCATTCGTAGGTTCAACACCTACTGACGGTCTAGCTGCTGTTAGAACTAACCAATACTACAGAATCTTCAGAGTAGACAATATCTTAACCTAATTTAGGTATAGATAATTCTACCGAAGTTTTTGTACGGAGGTATAGAGAGGGGACTTCGGTCCCCTCTTTAAAATTTAAACACACACAAACACAGGAGACAAAAATGTCACAATCAAAATCAGGGTTCGAAATCCGAGCCGATCTATTATCACAAGCCCAAGACTTATTAACTGCTAACATTGATAGAGAATATCAAGCAGTTTTTGAATGGAACTCTCACAATGAAGGAAACACAAAAGAGCTTCCGTTAAGAACTATTAATGCAGAAGATGTTATTGCTGTTGCAAAACAATTAAATGAGTTTGTAAACGAGAAGTAAAAACATATAAATAGTCTATATGGCATTTCAAACAAACAAAACAACTTCTGTATCTCCAAGCGTAGATAAAATAAGTACAGTTAGCTTATTACAACCTACAGGATTTAGAGTAATTATTGATAGAGAAAATTATCCAAACTTTGAATTTTTTGCTCAATCAGTTGCACATCCAGGAGTTGACATTAATCCAGCACAGGTTCCTTTTAGAAGAGCCGATGTATTTTTTCCAGGCGATAAATTAACATTTCCACCTGTAAACTTTACTGTGTTGATGGATGAAAATATGGCATCATACTCAGAGTTGTATAATTGGCTCGAGCGTATGGTTGAAAAGCCAATAAAAGATAAGAGAACACTCAATGACAGTACAAATATACCTATTATGGGTGATTTGACTGTCATTGTTCTCAGCAGCCACAACAATCAAAACAAACAGATTAAATATTATGGAGCATTTCCAACTAACCTAAGCACAGTATCTTTAGAGACCACTGCAGGTGATACTCCAGCAATTACATTTACCGTTGATTTTAGATTTGACTATTGGGATATAATATAGGTGTATTTTTCCAGCCATTGTGGTATAATGGTACCGTTATAACTTTATTTTTTATATTATGAATTTAAAAGAACTACATGAAATGTGGGAAGTTGATTGTAAAATCGATAAGATGCGATTAGATGAAACTTCTTTAAACACACCAATCTTACACGCTAAATACCTTAAACTTCTTACAGACGCCAAACTTAGTTTAAAACAAGTTGAAGGCGAACAAAAAGCTTTGCTTAAAGATAAGTGGCTTTGGTATAATGGTAAACTTTCTGAAGAGGAAATAAAAGAAAAAGGATGGAATCCAGACCCATTTAATGGATTAAAAATATTAAAAGGTGAAATGGATCATTATTATGATACAGATCCTGAAATAAGAAAATCAGAAGAGAGACTTACTTACTATAGAACGGTAATAGATACATTAATGGACATCATTTCTAGTTTGACATGGCGTCATCAAAACATTAAGAATATTATCGAGTGGAGAAAATTCGAGAGTGGCGGATAATTTAGAAATTACGCTAAAAAACAATAGTATGTTATATGTTGACTGTGAGCCTGGAATAAATCAGGAACTCTCAGAACATTTCTCATTCTTTGCTCCAGGCTATAAATTTCAACCATTATATCGTAAAAGATTATGGGATGGAAAGATTCGTTTATTCAATAGACTTACAAACGAATTGAATGCAGGTTTATATCTTAAGCTAAAAGATTTCTGCATGAATCGTGGTTACACATTAACCATGAGAGAAGACGATACCTATGGTCTTCCAAATACCAAAAATAGTATAAATCACTTAGACCTAATGAAGTATATCAATAGTCTCAATCTTCCATGGGAGATACGAGATTATCAATATGATGCTGTTGCTTATGGTATTGTACATAAGAGAGGTGTATTACAATCACCTACAGGTTCAGGTAAATCACTTATCATTTATACACTATTACGTTGGTATTTAGACAATCACGACGACAATATTCTCGTTATCGTTCCAACGACGTCACTCGTCGAGCAGATGTTTAATGACTTTAAATCTTATGGATTTGATGCAGATAATGAATGTCATATCATTTATTCTGGAAAAGATAAAGTAACAGACAAACGAGTGATTATATCTACATGGCAGTCAATATACAAACTAAAGAAAGATTGGTTCGAACAATTTGGATGCGTATTTGGTGATGAGTGTCATGGATTTAAAGCAAAATCATTATCATCAATAATGAACAAATGCACTGAAGCAGAATATCGATATGGAACAACGGGTACACTCGATGGTACACAAGTAAATAGATTAGTACTGACAGGATTATTTGGTCCTGTTAAAAAGGTTATAACAACAAAAGACTTACAAGAAAACAAAACATTAGCAGATCTCGATATCAAAATCATTATGCTTAAGTATGATAACGAGATAAGACAAGACTTTGGTAATAGAACATATCAGGAAGAGATCGATTGGATTGTACAACACGAACCTCGTAATAAATTCATCACGAAACTCGCGACGACCCAGGAAGGAAACACGCTTGTACTCTTTCAATACGTTGAAAAACACGGGAAAGTATTATTTGATATGATTGAGGAAAAATCAAAGAATAAAGTATACTACGTATCAGGAGAAACAGATACTTCTGATCGAGAAGCTATACGTAAAATTATAGAAAAACAAAAGAATGCAATCGTTATTGCATCTCTCGGGACATTTAGCACTGGTATAAATATTAAAAACCTTCATAATATTATATTCGCCTCACCTTCAAAATCTCAAATCAGAGTATTACAGAGTATAGGTAGAGGATTGAGAAAGAGCGATGATGGACGAGATACAACTCTATATGATATAGCAGATGATTTACATTGGCACAGTCGACAAAACTTTACACTTCAACATTGTGCCGAAAGAGTAAAAATATATAATAAAGAACAGTTTAAACATAAAATTTTCGAAGTAAAAATATGAAAGACATAAGACAACTAAAACTTATCAACGGTGAAGAAATAATTTGCGAAGTCGTCGACGAAACCTTCGAAAATTTTTCTGGCGATTTTGATATGCATGTAAAATCGTGCATGTCACTACAATTGAAAGTAGTAGACATGGATCCAGAAGAAGAACCATATAGATATTACTCACTTAATCCATGGATGGTATATGGTGAAGACGCAGACAACCCAACATTTTTAAAGAGCGAAATGATTGTAGCAGAATGCCAACCATCTCCACTTCTTTTAGATCAATACATTGTAGGAATAAAACAAATGGGTGAAATATACGATTCGAAAATAATGGCGCGAGAGAAATTTAAACAAGATCTTGAAACAGTAAAAGAACAAATAAAAAAACTTGAAAATAAAAAACCTACTACAGTTAAAAAGAAAGAAAAACGTACACTCGATTTAAGTGAAGAAAATCCGGATAATGTAATTAGTATTTTCAAAAAGAAAGATGATGATACAATTCACTAGGGTATTCTCTTCTCTGTGGGATACAGTATTATTTTATCACAAAAATTAGAATATGTACATAGGCCGACGAAAAAATATTTTGATGTAAAAAAAGATTTAACTGTGGTATAATGGTTAACATTAAAGGAATATATTATGGCAAGAAAACCTAATCTTCATTATGTAAATAACAATGATTTTTCTACTGCAGTATGTGATTACGTATTAGAAGTAAGAAAAGCGAAAAAAACAAAAGCGAAAGTACCAATTGTTCCAGATTATATTGCAGAATCTTTTTTAAAGATCGCAGAAGGTTTATCGCACAAATCTAATTTTGTAAGATATACTTATAGAGAAGAAATGGTAATGGATGCAGTTGAAAACTGTTTGAAAGTTATTGAGAATTATAATATTGAAGCTGCTACAAGAACAGGTAAAGCAAATGCTTTTGCCTATTTTACACAGATTACTTGGTATGCTTTTTTAAGAAGGATAGCAAAAGAAAAGAAACAACAAGATATTAAGTTGAAGTATCTATCTCAAATGGACATCGAAGAGTTTATTGAAGAGGGTAGTGATCAGAATAATGAACAGGTTAGATCTTTTGTCGAAGGGTTAAAGGAAAGAATCGATCGAGTAAAAGATACAGACGCAGCAGTAAAATCATTTGCTACTGTTGAAAAAAAGAAAAGAAAGAAAAGAACAGTTTATGCTGACTCAGACTTAACGGAGTTTTTATAATTGAAATTCGCAATACTTAACGATACACACGCGTGTATACGTAACTCATCAGACATATTCTTAGATCATCAAGGAAAGTTCTATACAGACGTATTCTTTCCTTATATGAATGAGAATAATATCAAACACATTGTTCATTTAGGTGATTACTTTGATAATCGTCGTTTTATTTCTATCAAAGGATTAAATCACCATCGCCAAGTGTTTTTGTCTAAACTAAGAGAATATGGTATCACGATGGATCTTATTCCTGGTAACCATGACGTATATTATAAAAACACAAATGATTTGAACTCATTAAAAGAATTACTTGGTCATTATATGAATGAAATCAATCTTATAATGGATCCAAAGGTAATGGATTATGATGGTATGAAAATGGCACTATTACCATGGATTAATTCAGAAAACGAAGATCAAATAATGCATTTCTTAAAGACTTGTGATGCTGATATAGTGGGTGCTCACTTAGAATTAACAGGTTTTGAAATGCACAAAGGAATCCCTTGCACCCATGGAATGGAGCCAGACATATTTTCTCGTTTCGAGATGGTATTGTCTGGCCACTTTCATACTAAATCTACAAAGGGAAATATTACATATTTAGGTTCTCAAATGGAATTTTTCTGGAACGATTGTGATGATCCAAAATACTTTCACATATTTGATACAGAAACACGTGAACTTACACCAGTTAGAAGTCCATTAAGATTATTTGAAAAGATCTATTATGATGATTCAGGTGATTATGATTATATGAACATGGACCTAGATTATCTAAATGAAAAGTTTGTTAAAGTTATTGTAGTAAACAAAAAAGATTCATTTGTATTTGATACATTGATTGATAGAATACAAAACAGAAATATACATGAGTTGAAGATTGCAGAAAACTTTAACGAATTTATTGGTACAAATGTTGAAGATGAATCAATTAAATTAGATGATACAGACACCTTATTAAGCACATATATAGATGCCGTTGAAACAGATTTAGATAAAGATAAACTAAAAGCACAAGTTAAAAATCTTATGCTTGAAGCTCAATCATTGGAGATCTTTTGATGAGAGATAGTGATTATGAAATTATACCTGCATACTTTGACAATGAAACTGTAAAGTATAGAATAGTTGGTTATGATAAAAATAAGACTATAATATATAATGAACTTGTTCCTACGCTTAAAAAAGCAAAGAACAGATTGAAACAAATAAAAAGCAAATAGATTATGATAACGTTTAAAACCTTGAGGTTCAAGAACTTCTTGAGCACTGGTGATAATTTCACCGAAATCGACTTCACAGAAAACAAAAGCACACTTATAGTTGGACAAAATGGAGCAGGTAAATCTACTATGCTTGATGCTCTATCTTTTGCTTTATTTGGTGTTCCTCATAGAAAAATCAAAAAACCACAAATGATAAATTCTGTGAATGGAAAAGGAACACTTGTCGACATTACTTTTGATATTGGTAGTAATTCTTATCGTGTAATGCGAGGAATTAAACCTAATAAGTTTGAGATATGGAAAAACGATAAAATGGTTAACCAAGATTCTCATGCTAAAGAATATCAAAAAATACTAGAACAAAACATACTTAAACTTAATCACAAATCATTTCACCAAATTGTTGTACTTGGTTCATCATCGTTTGTTCCATTCATGCAATTACAACCTGGTCATCGTAGAGAGATTATAGAAGATTTACTTGATATTGGTATTTTCTCTAAGATGAATATGTTAATCAAAGAAAAAATATCATTGCTAAAAGATAGGATTAAAGAAAATGGACACAAACTTGACATCATTTCGACCAAGATCGAATCACAAAGAAAGTACCTTAGAGACATCACGCAAATTAATGAGGACCTCAAAGAAAGCAAGAATAAATCTATTGAGAAGCTACGTAACGAGATCGGAGATCTTCACCGTGAAAATGAATCTCTCAGTAGTATCGTTGATGAGACGGAACCTCTTACGCTAGAAAAAAGTAAATCAGTAGAAGATAAGTTAGCTAAAATAAATGAATACAACACTCAATTCAAAACAGAAATGAGAGCTGTGGTAAAGAATGCTAAGTTCTATGAAGAGAATGAAAACTGTCCATCATGTGAACAAGAGATTTCTACTGAAGTAAAAGAACTACAATTACAAAAATCCAAAGATCGAGCAAAAGAATTACAAAAAGGAATCGACGAAGCAACTGCACAGTTTGATATGCTTAAAGAGGAACAATCAGAGCTATATTCGAAATTAGAAGAAATAAGAAATCATCAAAAAACTATTCATAGTAATACTCATTCTATTACAAGATTACAATCGTCTATTGATGATATTCAAAAAGAAATCAGCTCTATGAATACTGATAACGCTGACTTAGCAAAAGCAAACAATGAGCTTAGTGATTATATGAAAGAAAAAGAAGATTATGTCACAGAAAAAATGAAGCTTAATGACGAGTCGCAATATAATAGTGTGATTATTGAATTACTTAGAGATACAGGTATTAAAACTAAAATCATTAAACAGTATCTACCTGTTATGAATCAATTAATCAATCAATACTTACAAATACTCGATTTCTTTGTGTCATTTAATATTGATGAAAGTTTCCAAGAAACTATACAATCAAGGCATAGAGATGAATTTACTTATGATTCATTCTCAGAAGGAGAGAAACAAAGAATTGACTTAGCATTACTGTTTACTTGGAGAATGATAGCTAAGATGAAAAACAGTGTTGCTACAAACTTATTAATACTTGACGAAACGTTTGATTCATCTTTGGATGGAGACGGAGTAGAAAATCTAATGAAAATACTAAATTCACTTGATGACAATACAAACGTATTTGTTATTAGCCACAAAGGTGATTTACTTGATGGAAAGTTCTCAAACAAAATAGAATTTGTAAAAGAGAAAAACTTCAGTAAGATGAAAAAAGTAGCATGATTGCATGTACAATAAATGTTACTTGTGATACAATGGATATAATTGAACTTGGAGCTATATTATGGAACTATCTGATAAAACCCTCGATGTCTTAAAGAACTTTGCTACTATTAATCCTAACTTAGTGATTAAACCTGGTAATGTTCTAAAGACAGTAGCAGAAGCTAAAAATGTTATGGGTTCTGCAACAGTCGACGTTGAATTTCCTCAACAAGTCGGCATATATGATCTCAATGAATTTCTCAGCGTACTTAACTTGGTTGATGGACCAAGACTTAAGTTTGAAGACAACTATGTCTTTGTTGGTGATTCAGCTGGAAGATCTCGTGTTAAGTATTTCTTTTCCGATCCTGAAATGCTTACTTCTACAGAAAAGAATATTGAAATGCCAGAAGCAGATGTAAAGTTTACTCTACAAAATAGTGTAGTGAATAAACTTAAAAAAGCTGCATCTGTGCTAAGTCATTCTGAAATATGTGTATCAGTTGTTGATGGTGTTCTTAACATCGCAGTAGCTGATGCAAAAAATTCTACATCAAACATTTTCTCAATAGATGTTGATGGTGAATACAAAAGTGACAACTTTAAAGTTTATATTCTAACAGACAATCTAAAGCTTATTCCTGGTGATTACGAAGTTGAACTATCTTCTCGTAATATATCGAGATTTAAGAAAGTAGAAGATTCTGTTGAATATTTTATAGCGCTAGAAAAACACTCAACCTTCGGAGGTTAAAATGGCTGACAAAAAAGCAGAAAAAAATCATGATCAAGTATATGATCTATCGAACAGAGTGTCAAGATCAGTAATTGCTGTGATTGATACAGTTGTTCAACGTGGTGGTTTCCGCGGTGAAGAGTTGACTACAATCGGTCAACTACGAGACCAAGCAGTACAATTGGTTCAAGTTTGTGAAGCAAACAGAGCTGAAGCATCTGCTGAATAATGAATGGGAGGCTTCGGCCTCCCTTTATTTTTATATTATGAATAAGGTGAAAAATGTCAAAAGACTTTTTATGGGTCGAGAAATATCGACCTAAAACAATCCAAGAATGTATCTTACCAGATCAATTACAAAATACTTTCTCTAAGATTGTTGCTAATGGTGAAATACCGAATATGTTGTTTACTGGTACAGCAGGTCTAGGTAAAACAACAGTCGCAAAAGCAATATGTAATGAACTTGATCTTGATTATATTATTATCAATGGTTCCGAAGAAGGTAATATTGATACCTTACGTGGAAAGATTAAACAGTTTGCTTCATCTGTATCACTATCTGGCGGTTACAAAGTCGTCATCTTAGACGAAGCAGATTATCTTAATCCTCAATCGACTCAACCAGCTCTTCGTGGATTTATCGAAGAATTTTCTGACAATTGTCGATTCATTCTTACATGTAACTTTAAGAATCGTATCATTGAACCACTTCATTCTCGATGTGGTGTTTATGAGTTTAATACTTCTAAAAAAGATATGGTTCCTCTTGCAGAAAAGTTTCTTGGTCGATTAGAGTTTATACTTCAAAACGAAAATGTTGAGTTTAACAAAAAAGTATTAATTGAACTGATTATGAAGTATGCACCAGATTGGCGCAGAATCATAAATGAATGTCAACGTAATTCAATCAGTGGCACATTAAGTTTAGATGCTTTACATACAACATCTAATTATGACGACTTATTTACTTTCTTAAGATCAAAAGACTTTAAAAAGATGAGAGTATGGGTCGCGAATAACATAGATACTGATGCAAGTGCAATATTTAGAGCATTATATGATCGTATGAATGACAAAGTTGAAGCTGCAAGTGTACCTCAACTCGTACTTATACTTGCTGATTATCAATACAAGAATGCTTTTGTTGCTGATCATGAACTTAATGTTGTTGCTTGTCTAACCGAAGTAATGGCGAATGTTAGTTTTAAATAGCAAACCTCTTTTAGCTACAGTTGAGTTAGAATTAGAAGATAGAGATTTCTTAATAGCTAAAATCAGAGAAAAAGCATCAAAAGAACAATCTAAAACAAGCATTAGATTAAATACTGCATACTGTAAAATATATCAGCCTTACAAGTTTAATGAAAATACTTTTGAGAATTGTAGAAACGTATTTTCACAAAAAGTATCAGAAATGATGAAGGGCAGATATAAAGTAAATAGTGACATATGGGGATTAGATTACGAAAATGGTGAAGGTACAGCAATGCATCATCATGAAGGACCACATCAAAGATTATCGGCCATATATTACTTAGTTGCAGATGAAGGGTGTGGAAGTTTAGTGTTTCAAAACCCTGATATTGAAATAGAACCAAAACCAAATATGTTTGTATTGTTTGATTCCTCTTTAGTGCATGGTGTTTTACCTGCGATAAACGAAGAAGCAAAAAGAACATGTATAGCAATGAACTTGAGATATTTACATGAACCCATTCGACTATCTGAATAGTATAAACTGGACAAAGAAAAATATCATGAAAGATGATATTGATGAGAAAGCTTATAATCCATTTCTTGTAAATCGTACGCTTTCGTATTTCCAAGATACAATTGCTTATGCTAATATCATGAATCAGTATCATCATCTTGATAATCGTTTACAATACGAATTTTATATAAATATAATCAGACAAAGAAAAAGATTCTCGAAATGGATCAAACCTGAAACCAGCGAGGACATTGAGGTGATTATGGAGTATTATGGATATAGTAATGAAAAGGCCAGACAGGCACTCCCACTCCTCAGTTCCGAGCAATTAAAACAAATAAAACAAAAGGTGGATAAAGGTGGACGAAGAACAAATAGTTGAATGGACACCAGCTTCAATGCTGGAAGTCATACTAAACGAACCAGACGATTTCCTAAAGGTACGTGAAACACTTACACGTATCGGTGTAGCCTCAAGACAAGGTAACAAATTATTTCAATCATGTCATATACTTCATAAACAAGGCAGATATTTTATAGTGCATTTTAAAGAACTATTCTTGTTAGATGGACGTAAAGCAAACCTAGAAGAAGGTGATATTGCTAGAAGAAATAGTATTGCTACTTTATTAAGTGATTGGGGATTAGTTACAGTTCAAAACCAAGAGCAACTTCAACCAGTTGCTCCATTGAGACAAATTAAAGTCATATCATTTAAGGAAAAAGATGAATGGGAGCTTTGTGCAAAATACAACATCGGAAATAAACAGTAAATTTATAGAAGATGTTAGAGCAGGAAAACCTCACTTCTTTGGTAAAATAAACAAAGTCAAAGATTTTTCTTTTATAGATTGGGTTAAACTTATCGAAGGACACCCAAAAGATGACCTTAATGGTGAGCAAAAGAAAAAGCTTAAAGTATATAAGTATAAGCAAAACGCAATAGAATTAAGACACTTAGAACGTAGAGATTCCGTGCCTCAATGGTTTAAAGACCTGCTACAGCGTATGCGTATTACATTTCATCGGAACCATATTACAGCAATAGGGTTTGGAAGTTTTACTGCAGATGCAGAAAGTTTTAAAATACACCGCGATAGAATGGACGTGGTATATTTACAAGTTTTAGGTAGGGTGAAATTATCATTGTGGAAACCAACTGTTCCAGTTTCACCATTACACA